ACAGAAGTTGCAAGAAATGGTGATGGTAATTATTGGTCAGGGTTTGCCTATCCAGGATATGATGCAGATAATGGTTCTACTCCCCGAACAAATCATTACATTTATATAGATAGTCCAAATACTACTTCAGCAATAACATATAGATTAATGATTCAGTCAGGTGGCATAGGTGCTACAACATTTTATTTAAATAGACCAATTAATAGTACTGGTGCTGCAAATTATGAAAACGCTATATCACAATGCATATTAACGGAGATTCCACAATAATGAGAAAGATAATTGAAATAGCCGATGCTCTAATATCACTTAGGCCTAATAGTAGATTTTCTGTTGAAGATAATGATATTAGTAAAATAGAATGGCAAGATGACGATATTACAAGCCCAACAGAAGATGAAATTCAAGCAGAAATAGATAGATTACAGGCAATAGAAGATTCTATACAATATCAAAGCGATAGAAAAGAACAATACCCAGATATTGGAGATCAATTAGATATGCTTTGGCATGCAATTGATTCTGGTACATTAGATCAAACATCTGAATTTTATACAACACTTAAGGAAGTAAAGGATAATAATCCTAAACCATAATGCCAGCAGTTACTAGATTAGGAGATATATGTACAGGCCATGGGTGTTTTCCACCTAGAGTCAACGACGAAGCAAGTACTGATGTATTTGTAAATGGTATTGGTGTGCATCGACAAGGTGACCATTGGGTTACACATTGTTGTGGTCCATCATGTCATGATTCAGTATTAGCACAAGGTTCATCATCGGTATTTGTCAATGGTATCCCTGCTGGAAGAATAGGTGATCCAGTAGCATGTGGGTCTTTATCAGCCCAAGGTTCACCTAATGTATTTTTTGGATAATTAAAATGCCACTACAAACAACTGGTCCAATCTCATTAAAACAAATTGCAGATGAATTTGAAGATGCTGCGCCACATTCTTTAAGTGAATTTTATGGTCTTACAAATACATTACCAGCTAGTGGTATAATTGATTTTGATGATTTTTATGGTCAATCAAATGGTTTTGTTTTAGCAAAAACAATTACTAGCAATATTTTACAATATAATTTAAATACTGATTTAATTGCAAATGGTTGGAATTCTATAGATCCAGTTGAAGCAACAATTACAATTAATTCTGGTATATATGTTTATTCAAATAATACATCAATTGCAGGATTTACCATAGGGACATTACCTGCAGGTTCAATTATAACAATTATTAATAATGGATATATTATAGGTAAAGGCGGAAACGGTGCTACGGCCAGAAGTTCAAGAGTAGCGGCTACAACTGGTGGTCCTGCCATGAACATTAATCATCCAGTAAGTATCACTAATAACTCTTACATCGCTGGAGGTGGCGGTGGTGGTGGTGATACTTATAACGGTACATTAGGTACTGGCGGAGGTGGTGGAGCCGGAGGTGGAGCCGGCGGTGGTGGTGGTGATACACCTGGTTATAGCTATGCAACTGGTGGTGCAGGTGGAAGTATTGGAGCTACAGGGTCAAATGGGCAACCTGTTCCAGACGAAACATGGCAAGCTGGTGGTGCATCAGGAGGCGGGGGTGGTCGTATATTACCTGGTACTGGAGCGTCTGGCCAAACTTGTACCGTGCCATGGAATGCACCGGGTGAAGCAAGGGCCGGTGGTCTTGGTGGAGGAGCAGGTGGATCAGGTGGGGCAGTGTGTGGGGGTATTCAAGCTATGCCAAAACAGTCTACTGGAGGTGCTGGTGGTAGCGCAAACAATAGTGGTGGTATAGGAGGTGGACCAAATGGGGCCGCAGGTGGCGGAGGAGGCGGCTGGGGAGCCTCTGGAGGGGCTGGAAGTACTGCTTTCTCGTGGAGTACATCATCAGGGGCGTCAGGTGGTAAATGTGTAAATTTAAATGGTAATACTGTAACTTGGGTAGCTACAGGAACTAGATACGGAGCAATTTCATGACAACAAAATATGCAATTTTAGATCCACAAAATGGTGGATATGTTTATGTAAACACTGAAGAAGAAATAGAACCTAAAAAGCAAGAACTTGCGTTAGCATTCTATCTTTATCAAACTCATAATGCACCAGTTTCAGTCGTAGAAACTAATGAAGAAGGACAAGAAACTTGGACAGTTTATCCAGAACAAACACAGGATCAGTAAATTAATGGCATTACCTCAATCAGGAAAAATATCACTAAAAGAAATTGCAGATGAGTTTACCGATGCTGCGCCACATTCTTTAAATGAATTTTATTCAGCAACTTCGGCGATACCAGCTAGTGGTATAATTGATTTTGATGATTTTTATGGTCAATCATCTGCAACACCCGTCACATTAACCGTGTATGGAGCATCTGGTGGATCAAATGGTGGTAATGATGCAGGAGGTCCGGGTGGAACTGTAACGTGGTCCGGTTTAATGGTACCAGGTACCATATTAACATTATATGTTGCTCAGATAGGCACAAGTGGTAATAACCAAATGAGAGCAGGTGGGGGTGGTGGTGGAGCTTCTGCTGTCTTAATAGGTTCAACTCCAATTGCCGTTGGTGGGGGTGGAGCTGGTGCTGGTGCTGATGGTTTAGGTGGTTCAGCAACTTTTGGTGGTGCTGGTGGAGCTGATACAGGACAAACTGGTGGAACAAATTCTCATGTAGGTACTGCTTTTGGTGGGACAGGTGGGCAACAAACTGCTCCTGGTACTGGTGGTTCAGGATCTCGTGGCACCGGCAATCCTGGATCTGGAAGAAATGGTGGGAATGGTATATTCTCAGGAAATAATGGAACTTTCCCAGGTGGCTGGGGATATGGTACAGGGGGTAATGGATACCTAGACTATGGTGATGGTGGTTCAGGTGGTGGTGGAGGTGGATACTTTGGTGGTGGTGCAGGTGGAAGAAATGCCTCTGGCGCAGGTGGTGGTGGAGGATCAAATTATGTAAGAACTTCCAGCTTACCAACAGGTGTTACTTATACAACATCAACAACAACTAGAGGTGGTAGGACTGGAAATGGTCAAATTGTAGTTACAGTTAATGGTGTTTCTACAACATATAATTATGTTAGTAATGGAACAATATCAAGGACAATATAAATGACACTTCCACAAAATGGATTACCTATTTCATTAAAACAAATTGCAGATGAATTCGGTGATGCTGCTCCTCATTCTTTAAGTGAATTTTATGGTCAAGGTGGAGTTACATCATCTGGTATAATTGATTTTGATGATTTTTATGGTAAATCAAGAGCATTTATATTTAATAAAACAATATCAAGTAATACTCAAGAATATAATCTAAGAAACGATTTATTAGCTAATGGATGGGATGGAGTTACCCCTGTAGATGCACAAATCACAGTAAATTCTGGGGTATATGTTTGGTCTGATAATATTAGTGCAGCTGCATTTACTACCGGTTCACTTGTTGCAGATTCTATTATATCTATTATTAATAATGGATATATCATGGGTCGAGGTGGTAATGGTGGTAATATAAATGCAAATGGAAATAATGGTGGAAATGCTATAAATTTAAATTGGCCTGTGTCTATTACTAATAACTCCTATATTGCAGGAGGGGGCGGTGGTGGAGCAGGTGTTCAAATTGTAAATGGAGATATGATTAGTGCTTCTGGTGGTGGCGGTGCTGGTGGGGGTACTGGTGGAGTAAATAATGGTGTGGCTGGTGGAGCCGGAGGTGCACCCGGAAGTGTAGGTTCTAATGGTACATATTCTACGGGAGTTAGTAGAGGTCGAGGAGGAGGCGGCGGCCGCATACTTCCTGGAACCGGAGGAGCAGGTGATGCTGTAAGTGCTAGTCTAGATCACAATGCCACCGGAGGAACCGGTGGATTTGGTGGTGGAGCAGGCGGAGGGGGAGCTGCTGGAGCAGGGGCTATAGCACAACAGAATCAGATGACATTTATTCATAGGTCTGCCGCATCTGGTGGAGGTGGCGGCTGGGGTGCTTCAGGTGGAGCATCAATATCTGGCGTATCTATAAATGGTTCTGATCCAATTGGAGGAAATGGCGGTGGATCAAATAATGTAGGATCTGCAGGAACTGCTACATTAAGTACAGTAGATACAGCTCAAGCTAAAGCCGGTGGATCAGGTGGCAAAGCTGTAAATTTAAATGGTAATACTGTAACTTGGGTAGCTACAGGTACAAGATATGGAGCAATAAGCTAAGTATTTTAAATAACTAGTTATAAATAATAGTATGGCGCGAAACACAAGAACATTTTCAGACTTTGATTTAAACTTTTCTACTCATCCAGCAACAAAAGATGTTGCTATGAAATATGATGAAGAGGCAATCAAAGCATCCGTAAGAAATTTAGTGTTAACACAACACTATGAAAGACCATTTCACTCTGAAATAGGTTCAAGGATTAGAGGTTTATTATTTGAACCATTTAGTCCAATGTTAAATGTAATGTTAAAAAGAGAAATTACCGATACAATTGAAAACTTTGAACCAAGAGTAAAATTAGATGAAGTAAATGTAAAAATGTCACCTGATGAACATTATGTGAATGTTAGCATTTACTTTACAATAATAAATACTACAAGACCTGTACAGGTAGATCTTATACTAGAGAGAACTCGATAATGGCACACAAAACTAATAGAAAGATTTCAACCGCTGAGTTGGATTTTGATGCAATTAAGTCAAACCTTAAAACATATTTGCAAGGTCAAGCACAATTTAGTGACTACGACTTTGAAGGTTCCAGCCTTTCTGTTTTATTAGACATTCTTGCATACAATACCCATTACAATGCTCTATATACTAATTTAGCAGTCAATGAATCATTTTTAGATTCTGCTAGCAAGCGATCAAGCATCGTTTCTCGAGCTAAAGAAATTGGGTACATTCCATATTCAGCAACCGGTGCCAATGCACGAATTAATGTTGTTGTATCTGGTACAACAACTACTCCTGCAACTCTTACAATACCAGCATATCAACCATTTCAAACCACAGTTGATGGTACAACATATAATTTTTATAATACTGAAGCACAGGTTGCAGTACTAGATGGATCAACATACACATTCTCAAATGTTGATATCAAAGAAGGTACACCATTAACATTTAAATACACTGTTGCTGAAGGTGTTAGGTATCTTATCCCAAATGCAGATGTTGATTTAAGTACAGTAACAGTTCGTGTGCAAGAAAATGCATCAAGTTCTACTTTTGAAACATTTGTTAGAGAAGAAGAACTATTAGATTTAGATGGTGAATCAAAAGTGTTTTTTGTGAAGGAAATAGATAATCAATTATATGAATTGGAATTTGGTAATGATGTTGTTGGTAGAGGACTTGCAAATGGTAATGTTGTAACCATTTCATATATGACTACAAATAAAGATGAAGCAAATGGTGCTCGTGTATTTTCATACCAAGGAGCAACATTATTAGGTGGCACAGCAGCGGTCACAACAGTTTTAGCTGCAACTGGTGGTAGTGATATTGAAGATATAGAATCAATTAGATATAATGCACCAAGATATTATACTGCACAAAATAGAGCTGTAACAACTGATG